CGGATTCCGCCAGGACCGGCCCGGCCGCGTTCTTTCTCCCCAGTTGTCGGTCTGCGACACTGGGCGGGTGACCGATCCGCTGTTCGCCGCGCTGCCGGGCCCGGCCGGGCCGCTGCGCTCCCTGCTGGACGCCCGGCTGGCCGACGAACCCGACGCCGACCCGGTGCTGGCCCTGGTGGTCCGCTCCCTCGCGGACCGGATCGACTGGGCCATCGGCGGCCGGCAGTACCGCGGGTTCGTGATGATCACCGCGGAGTTCCGCGCCGCCTACCGGGACCTGCTGCCCCAGGTCGCCGCCGACGACACCTTCGAGCAGCTGCTCGCCGAGATCGCCGCCGATGCTGCCGACGCTGGCCCCGCCGTCCCCGGCGCCTAGGTACGCCACCGCCCCGTCCGGGCGGCCGTCGCATGCGCACCGGGTGGCGGCGCTGTCCGCGAAGGTGCTGGGCCGGGAACTGATGCCGTGGCAGCGGCAGGCGTCCCAGCTGCTGAACGAACACAACGCCGGGGTCCGGACCCGGCCGTTCACCGTGGTCACGATCCAGCGGCAGGCCGGGAAGACGACGTGGCTGCTCGCCGAGGCGCTGGAGCGGTGCCTGTTCGGCGGCCCGTTCCGCCGGGTCTGGTACACCGCGCAGAACGGGCAGTACGCCCGGGAGAAGTGGGGGGAGCTGGTCGCCGAGCTGACCGGCCCGGGCGCCCCGCTGCGCCGCAAGATCGAGTCCAAGTTCACGAACGGCACCGAGCGGCTGATTTTCCCCAACGGGTCAACGCTGCGCCCGTTCCCGCCGACCAAGGACGCGCTGCACTCGATGCAGTCGGACCTGGTCATCCTGGACGAGGCGTGGAAGCACGACGCGGTCCGCGGCGCCGAGCTGATGCAGGCCATCGGCCCGACGCAGGCCACCCGGCCCGGCGCCCAGGTGGTGGTGGTGTCCACCGCCGGCACCGCCGATTCGACGTGGCTGCGGCCGCTGGTGGACCGCGGCCGCGGCGGTGACCCGGCGGTGACGTACCTGGAGTGGGGCATCGCCGACGACGTGGACCCGATGGACCTGGACGCCGTCGCGGCCGCGCACCCGGCGATCGGCCGGACCATCGACCGGCAGTTCCTGGTGGACCAGGCCGGGATCATGGCCGCCACCCCCGGGGAGTTCGCCAGGGCCTACGGCAACCGCTGGACCACCACCCTGGAGCAGCTGATCCCGGCGGTGGCCTGGGCCGCGATCCGTCACCGTGACGGAACCCCCGCCGCCGGGGTGCCGCCGGTGCTGGGCGCCGACGTGGCGGTGGACCGATCAGCGGCCGCGGTGGTGGCCTGCTGGCCCGACACCACCGGTGTCCCGACCCTGGAGGTGGTGGCCTACGGGCCCGGCACCGACTGGGCCGCCGGCCGCCTCGCCGAGCTGCACGCCGCCCACGGGTCCCCGGTGGTGCTGGACGGCGGCACCGGCCCCGCCAGCACCGTGGTGGACCAGCTGCGCACCGGGGAGCAGCTGCCCACCTGGGTGCGGGCGGTGACGCCACGGGAATACACCACCGCCTGCGCGCAGCTGCTGGACGGCATCGGCGACCGCACCGTCCGGCACCGCGGCGACCCCGCCCTGGACGCCGCCGTCGGCGCCGCCGCCCGCCGCACCGTCGGCGAGGGCTGGGCCTGGTCCCGCCGGCTGCCCACCACCGACGTGTCCCCGCTGATCGCCGCGTCCCTGGCCCTGTACGGGGACCGGCACCGGCCGCCGAACCCGGTCCGGCCCGTCGCCTACGCCGGGTAACTAACACCGGTGTGATTCGGCATGCCTGCGCTGTCACACCCTGGTGGCAGGGTCGGGGACGTGCGGCGAATCCCCCGGGTTGACTGTTCGGCCTTCTCGTTCCTGCCGCTGTGCCCGGACCCCGGCTGCGGCTGGCGTGGGCTGCCCCGCACCACCCGGGACGACGCCGCCGTGGCCGCCGCCCGGCACGCCGTCCAGGTGCACGGCGACCGGCGGGCCCGGGACGCGTCGCGGCAACGCGACTGGCGACTGGCCGCCGGGTGAGCGTGCTGGGCGACTGGCTGGGCCTGGGCCGCACCGCGGCGCTGGCCCTGAACGTGCCGACCGCCGGGGTGCTGTCCCCGTGGGCCCACGACGACTCGTTCCTGGAGCGGGTGGTGGTCCCGGACATCTGGCCGGACACCGTGCCCCGGCCGATGACCCGCGGCGAGGCGATGCAGGTCCCGGCGGTGTCCCGGTCCCGGCACCTGATCTCCGCCACCGTGGCCAGCCTGCCGCTGGTCGCGCTGTCCGGCGCCGACCCGGCCGGCTACCAGCCACAGTGGTGTTTCGTCACCGACGGGCAGCTGGGCGACCTCACCGACGACCAGGCCCTGCGGTACGGGCTGACCGGCGGTCAGTCACCGTTCCAGCGGATGCTGGCCACCGCCGACGACCTGCTGTTCACCGGGTATTCCCTGTGGCTGGTCACCCGGTGGATCTGGCGGGACCGCTGGTTCCCCAATCGGATGGTGCATCTGCCCTACGGGGCGTGGCAGGTGGACCCGCAGACCGGCCGGTTCGTGGACCAGCAGGGCCACCCGTTCTGCGCCGGCGAATCCGGCGGCGAAGAGGTCCTGACCGACGTGGTGCTGATCCCCGGCCCGCACGACGGGGTGCTGACCTTCGGCGCCGCCACCATCCGCGCCGCCAGCACCCTGGAGCTGACCGCCGCCGAGGTGGCCCGCACCCCGTTCCGGCTGGGCGTGCACCAGACCAGTGAGATCACCCTGACCCCGGCCGAGCGGCGGGAGATCGTCGCGGAGGTGCGGCAGGCGCTGGCCGACAACGGCGGCATCCTCTACACGAACAGCGCGCTGGAGCTGACCGAGTACCGGCTGGACTCCAGTGAGCTGCTGGTCGGCGGCCGGCAGGCGGCCGCGCTGGACGTGGCCCGCCATATGAACATCCCCGGCGCGATGATCGACGCCGAACCCACCGGCAGCAGCCTGACCTACTCCAACCCTGAGTCCCGGAACTCCCAGTGGCTGGACTACGGCCTGAGCAGCTACCTGGACGCGATCGGCGCCGCCCTGTCGATGGACCAGGTGGTCCCGTCAGGGCAGCGGGTGGCGTTCGACACCAGCAGCCTGACCACGACTCTCGCACCCACCACGGGTGCGCCTACCCCCGACTGAGAGGGCCCGACCATGCCAGCACCATCACCCCGCCGGCTGCCGCTGATCGTCTGCGACGCCGTCATCGACCGGCACCGCCGGTTGCAGCTGGTCGCCGCGGACGCCGTGGTGCAGGCCGCCACCGGCACCCCGGCCGCCACCGACCGCACCCTGCGCGGCCTGGTGCTGCCCTACGCCGCGGACGGCCGCACCTCCGCCGGCCGGGTCCGGGCGTCCGCCGGCCGGGTGCACTGGGCCCCGGAGCTGCGCCGGATCAAGGTGTTCGTGGGGCATGACCGGACCCGCCCCGTCGGGTACGTCACCGCGCTGCGGGAAACCACCGACGGGCTGACCGCCGAGCTGCACATCGCCAGCACCCCGGACGGCGACGCCGCGCTGCTGGAGGCCCGGGAGGGCACCCGGGACGCGCTGTCGGTGGAGCTGGAGGACGTGGAGCTGGACGACGACGGCGAACTGATCACCGCCGAGCTGGCCGCCGTCGCGCTGGTGCCGCTGCCGGCGTTTTCCGATGCCCGGATCGCCGCCGAACGCGACGACGACCAGGACGCCGACGACCAGGCACCGCCGACCCGGACCCCCCCCGCCGGGCCGGCGGACCGCCGCAGCAGCAGCACCCGGGCGCCGGCCGCGTTGACCGCGTCCCGCCGCCGGCAGGTCGGGGCGATCACCCTGGACGCCGCGGCCGCGCAGCTGTCCGCCGCCTACGTCGACGGCAACCGCACCGCCGCCGCGCTGAACGCCGCCCTGGCCGACATCACCCCGACCACCACCACCTCCGCGGCGACCAACCCGGTGCAGTGGCTGGGCGAACTGTGGACCCCCGAATACCAGCAGCTGGACTGGGCGCAGGCGGTCACCTCCGCGACCCTCACCGGGATGCGGCTGACCGGCTGGAAACGCCTCCCGGCGGGCCCGAAGATCTCCCCGTACCCGGGGGACAAGGCGCCCATCCCGACCGACGGCACCCTGGGGTTCGAGCCGGTGAACCTGCTGGCCCACCGGCACGCCGTGGGCGCCGACTTCGACCGGATCTGGCTCGATTTCGGCGACGAATCGGTGATGAACACCTGGCTGCGGCTGGTCACCCAGGACTACGCCAAGAAACTGGACGCCGCGATCGGCGCCCTGGTGATCGCCGAGGCCACCGACGGCGGCGCCGCCGCCGACGTGATCGCCGCGGTGTCGCTGGCGTCGCAGAAGCTGAAGCTGGCCGGCGCGAACACCAACTGGATCGCGCTGGCCACCGACCTGTACGCCGCGTATCTGGGCATCACCAGCGCGGACGCCCCGTGGTGGCTGGCCCAGTCCTCCGCGGTGAACCTGTCCGGCACCTCCGCCAGCGTGAACAACCTGAACATCTTCGAGTCCCCCGCGGTCCCGGCCGGGACCGTGATCGCCGGCGACCGGCGGGCCGTCACCCAGTACACCCCGCGCGGGAACCCGTTCACCGTGCGGGCGGTGGACCTGGCCAACGGCGGCATCGACGCCGGCGTCTTCGGGTACTCCGCCGAGATCGTGAACGACCCGCTGGGCGTGGTATCCGTCACCGTGACGGCGGTGCCGTAACCCACCATGACCGAGTACACCCCGCAGTGGTTGGACGTGGCCGACGTGAAGGCGCAGCTGCGCCTGTCGGGTGCGGACACCGCCGACGACGACCTGGTGGTCCGCTGCGCAGCTGCTGTCGAGCCGCAGGTGCAGCGGGCCCGGTCGGACGCCTGGGTGTACCACGACCCCGACGACCCGTACCCGCCGGACCCGCCGCCGCCGGGCTGGCCGGTGGTGTACGAACCCGACGCCGAGGTGTATCAGGCCGCGGTGATGCTCGCCGCCCGGCTGGTCCGCCGCCGCAACTCCCCCGGCGGGGTGGAGACCTTCGGCGAGTCCGTCACCTACGTGTCCCGGTACGACCCGGAGATCGCCCGGGCGCTGCGCACCGGGCTGTGGGCGCTGCCGGGTGTCGGGTGAACGTCGCCGACGCGGTGCAGGCCGTGGTGGACAAGCTGCTGGCGGCCGGGGTGCGGGCCACCCAGGACGAGCGGGACCTGAACCCGCCGGCGGTGTTCGTGGCCCCGCCGGTGCTGGACTGGCGGTTCGGCCGCGGCGATTTCGACGCCGCGTTCACCGTGTACGCGGTGACCGGCGCCGCCGGCCGCAGCATCGACCTGGTGAACCTGGGGCAGCTGCTGGACCAGGTCACCGCCGCGCTGGGCCTGGCCGCGGTGCACGCCGAACCCGCCGACCTGCTGGTGCCGCACCAGGCGGCGCCGCTGCCCGCCTACCGGCTGACCTGGACCGACCGGGTCCACCAACCGAAACTCTCCCTGAAAGGACCCGCGCGATGACCGCCCCCCTGGACGATTCCGTGAACAAGTTTGGCCCCGGCACCCTGAAGATCGGCGAGACCGGCACCGAGGTGGACGTGTCCTGCCAGGTGAACAACCTGATCCTGAAGCAGGCACCGAACCGCGGCGACTCCAAGACGATGCTCTGCGGCACGATGAAGGCCGGGTCCGTCACCTACGACAAGACCCTGGAAGGGAACCTGGACCTGGACCTGGAGTCCGGCGCCGACGGGTTGTTCTACCTGTCCCAGACCTACCCGGGCAGCGAGCAGTCGTTCAGCTTCACCCCGAACACCGACGGCGGCGACACCGCGACCGGCACCCTGGTGCTGGACCCGATGGACTTCGGCTCCACCGAGGGCTACGGCGCGATCATGGCGTCCGATGTGACGTGGATCGTGACCGCCGTGACGATCACCCCGGGCGGCGGCGGCGCGGTCGCGGCGACCGGCGCCACCGCCGGCACCCCCGGCGCGTTCACCCCGGCCGGTGCGGTGGTCCCGGCGAACCTGGCCGCGTTGCAGGGCGGCGGGGTGACCGCGTCCCCGGCCAGCGCGTGGACCACCGGGCAGTCGGTGAACCTGGGCACCGGGTCCGCGCACTGGGACGCCGCCGCCTGGGCGGCCGGGGTGGCGCCCTAGATGGCG